TGGCCCAAGAGATCCATGTTCTTCCAGGGTAAAATCAATAAACTCATCCCACTCCCCCATCTCTACTATCCGCTCCTTGAGGTCGCCAGTGTCCTGCCAGGTGGTGAAGGTACGATTTTTCAAGTAATGCCCATGGCATTTTGAACATTCAAGCTCTACAAATTGGATATGCTCTACACCTGGTATATACTCACGGAATATAGGATCATCGTGCCAGCATTCCCCCAAAAACTCCGTAAGCAATCTGCGGTCGGATTCAGGTAGCATCGGCGTCCTCCTTCATTTCTATCAATGTACGCCATCTTCGCTCTAGGTCTGACACAATATGCGCAGCATGATGCCCTACATACTCAATGAGGCAACCAGGTTCGTACGGATCTTCCACTACCAGTTCCCATCCCCCTGAATCATACCCAATGTGTCTATCGTATCGCAACTCCATTATGCGCAGTCCTCGCTCGCCACATGCTTTCTCAATCAACCTACGAGATTTCATCCCTAACCTCCTTCGGGGCCAGAATCCGCGGGATTTACACTTCATTCCTCCTCCCCTCCCCTCATCTCCATCCGCCCTTCCCGCATCTCCTTCCCCAGGTAGTCAAAGGCAAGCTGGCCCTCATCAATGACATGCCGTAACTTGACCTTGTGCTTTACCGGTGGCTCCGGCTTTGGTTCCAGGTCGAAACCGAGGTCATAGTTGACCACTATCCCGCCGCTGGACGGATCAAGGGAAATGCCGAGGGACAGCTTTATGCCGTCGGAGATCTTGTGGTAGGCGAAATCGATGTTCTCCTGATTCTCCAGGAGCAACTTTTCGATGTCCCCCGCGACTACCTGTAAAAATGATTCTGTGATTTGTTGGTTCATGGGACCTCTTTATAAACCTTGTCTTGTCTTGTCCTGCCAGGCCAAGCCGCGCCTCGCCAAGCCCTGCCATTTCCGCTTACACCCTCCTTGAAAACGCCCGGATGCCGGGGCTTACCACGCCGGACATCCCTTGCGGTTCGGGCAGCCGGCGCAATAGGACGCCTTGAACCTGTCGCCGTTGTTCGGGCAGGCGCCGGACAGGGCTTCCTCGGCGGTAGCTTCCTCCGGTTTGGCCTGCTCTTTGTCGTTCTTTGCCGCCTTGAGCTTGTCCTTCAGGTTCTTCGCCGCGTCTTTCGGTGCATCTTCGGCGGGCGCCATCGTCTCGAACCAGTCAGCCGGGCCGCTCATGCCGTCCTTGAGGCTGTTATATATCTTCCGCAGTTGGATAAGCTGGGCCGGGGTAATGGTGTCCAGGCGCCGCTGAATGCGCTTCTCAATCTGTTCCTTCGTCACCTTGTACGCCTCGAATGCGGCGACCAGCTTCTTGAGTGCTTCCGGGGAGGTGTCGGCCTTGGCCTTCAGGGTCCTTTCGCACTCAGAGACAGCGGCGTCGATGACATCGCCGGGGATGATGCCCAGGATACAGGCCCGAAGGCGCCGCGCCCCCTGGTTGGCGATCATCTCATAAACGTCCCGTGGGTCTTCCAGACGATAGCTGCCTTTTTTGGTATAGCGTTCGTGCCTCACCTGGAATATCTTCACTTGCCGCGTGTTCGTCTCCACATCCCAGGCAAACGCCTCGACGGTGCTTTCCCCGTTGCGTTGCTCCAGTTCCTTGATGCCAAATTGCAGGTTGCCCCAGTTCTGCGCGATAGCCTCCGCCATCCTGATAGACGGCCCGGTGATCTCCGATCCTCCCCGCGCATAGGAATATAAAGCTTGCTCCGCCAGACCGGGGCGCTGGCAGGCGGTCGTGATCCGGTCCAATGCTTCGATCTGATTCCGGGGAAATTTCTTCGCCAGGACAATGGCGCTCTGCACTTCGGCCATGGCCCGCTGTTGCTCCACTTCCACAAGCGCCTGACTGACACTCGGTCTCGTAGCCACCGGCGCATTATTGTATAATGCTTGCTCTTCCATAGCTTTTCTCCTTGTCATTTCAAGAGGAAACGCCGCTGCGCCTCCCCGATTCGATAATATTTCTGATACAGATCCGGGTGGTCTTTCTCAAACGCCTTCGCATCGAAAGTGCGGCGACCATTCCCGAGCTTATAAGTAACAAGCGCCTTGCCATCCTGGTCCACCAGGACGTCCCCGGCATTACCTAAGGCAGAGATGATCTGCCCCCTTAGCTCTTTTTCCTCGCCCTCCAGGTGCTCAATCCTTGCCCGGACGTTTCGGAGGCCATTTACAACATTAAAAACGCTCTCAGAGGCAACCACGGCCCCCGCGGCCGGACTTTTGCCAAACCTCTGCACGGCGTCGGCATAGGTAACGGGGTCGGGAGGATTGCCATCCTGGACCTGTTGCCAGAAGGCGGCGCATGCCTCGACAATCATCTCCTGTAATTCTTTATCTGCCGGGACCTCGTAAAGTTCCGGCGGGCTTCCGGCGATTGAAACGGGAACGTCCGTAACCTCAAAGCCGGTAATGACCATGTAATGTTGCACTTGCAGCATGTAGTAGTCGGGTATCTCGTTCGTGCCGGGCTCGCCCCAGTCCTTTCCGGACCTGGCCGTCTTAATTTCCACTATCCGCCGGTCGTCGGTAAAACCATCGAGGGACGCCAGCATGAAGGGGTGCTTGTCGTAATACAAAATCTTCTCGGGAAGGCGCACGGGACGCCCGGTCGCATCGCTATACCATTGGCGGATTGCCGGCTCCATTCGCTTCCCCCAGTCCGTAGCTTCATTTCCTTGCCAGTCGTCAACCTCCTTTCGTTTTTCCTGATAGACGCGATACGCTGTCTTCCAGGGGTTAAGTCCCATGATAGCAGCAACGTCGCTGCCGCCGATACCGCGCCTTCTTTCCTCAAGCCATTGCGCGTGATCCATCTTTTCTCCTTTCATTCGTCAATCCCGCTAACCGCCGGGTTCGGGCGGCGCGGGTTTTTGTGTAGGTGCATGCCGGGGAACAGGGCGATGACAAGCGCGGCAAGGAATATCCGGCGGCGGGTGATGCCCAGGTCCTCCATGCTCTCAACGATCACGTCCCGCCGGACCAGGGGCGGGAACTGTTGCAACAGCCAGACAGCAATTCTCTTTTTCATGCGGCCTCCTTCTCCTTATATCCGGGGCACCAGTCCATCAGTCCGGCGTCCTTCCCGTCGTACTTGCGGGCCTCGCATTGAGGCGTCCGCCATTTTTCATAATCCCTGCAAGTCTTTTTCACGCGGCCTCCTTTTTCCTGGCACACTCCGGACATGGGTAAACGTAAATCCGGGGGGTCTTGAGATGGTCAATGTCGATGGCGAGAGGATGCCCGCATTGACAATAAATATTTGCCCTGACCCATTCCTCTGCCTTCTCTTGCTCATCCATTATGCTGCCCTCCCTTCTCCAACACTACTAATCCCCCTTTGGTTCTTCCTCTCGTTGTCCAACCGGCGAGTTTAAAACAATATCCAGGGTTGCTTGATTTGATTTTACTCGCATTGACATAGGTATAATGCCTCTCACAAGGCCAGCAAAAGTCAGCGATTGCATCAGCCTGTCGGATAAGCTCAGATGACTGATGGGAACTCTCATTGCGGAAGACGGCACAGTTGACTCCTTGTTGTCCGCTGCCATCAATGAATTTTCGCCAAACAAAGAGGGCATCTCCTTCCCAAGTTCTAAGGACAATCTTTTCGCCGGGGCCGCAGAACAACTTGACGGTTCTCCCGTCTTTGTATCTTCTGCGGCTATAATGTCGCTCGTAAAGTTCCTTGCAGACTTCGTCCCCATCCTTTGTTATCCACCAAAGCGGCGTCACGCCGCCTTCCTTAATGATTTCACCAGATCCCCGATGCGCTTCAGGCGACATCGGTCGTCCCATCTTTCCTGCACCGACTCCCGCCGGGAAATCACCTCTTCCCCGCAGCAGGCCGACCCTTCATACTCGTGGACCTGGCAGGATGGCCGTCCGCAGCAGAAGTCATCGATATGCTCGACGCATTTGACCGGCTCGGTCGGCTCCCCGCAGCCCAGGCAGTAATATTCGGGTTTCTTCCTCATTGTTTTAGTGGGTTCTTTTCCTTCGGCGGGAGAACCCATAGACCTTGTTGGGAGGGAGGTTGTGGCATCATTGCATGATCATCCTGTGGATCGGCACCAGAATCAGGAAATAAGCGGCGGCTACCCCGGCGGCTATCGCCAGCACCGTCCCGGCGTCCTCAAGGCGCATCATGAAGCGGTCGAGGCGGTCCTGGGTGATCCGGGCGCGGAGACGCCGGACGACATTAAAATTGGTGGCTAACATGGCGTCGCTCCTATCATTGAGAATACCTTACAAGGTGTTCAATCCGGCCTAAAATATAGCCCTCTATTTCATTCAGGAGACTATCGGCGGCGGACCTGGCGGACTCGGCGGCGGACCTGGCGGCGGACTCGGCGGACCAGGCGGCGGACCAGGCGGCGGACCAGGCGGACCTGGCGGCTTTTTGATTTTCCTCTGTCGGATTCTGTATATAATTTTTCGCCGCCTCGATAGCTTTACGCGGTCTATCGTCTGTTGGATAAATGGATTCGTAGTTTTTTAGCACCTTCTCGGCGGCGAAAATTGCTAACCGGACGCTTTCCTCCTTCGGCCAAACATAAGCTTCCACGATTCGCATTTTTTCACACGTCCACTTATCTTTGCCTTTGATGATTTTCCCGCCGACCTCCACTTTCCCAATAATTTCCATCGGCACATAAAACATGGCATCAATAGCACGCGGGGAAGCGTTCAGTCCGACACATTCATCGGTGGGCGGTTTTTCCACCCGCCATTCGCCGATCACCCACGCCGAGCCGTCATGGTTGCTTTTGAGGCCCGCCCGTAATGATTTATAAAGATATTTCAATTTCTTCCTCCCGCTCCATAACTCCCTTCCTTATATTGCGGCCCCCGGCAGTCCCGCACGGGGGCCGCATATCGCTTACTACATCCCTTGCCGCTGCCTTTTTTTGTCCGCTGGCATAAGCGGGACTTTGCGGAGCGCGGGCGTAGGCCGGAATCCGACCCGGGGGAAGACTTGCCGCCGGTCGTGGATACCGGGACCATCCGCGCCTTGAAGCGCCCGGAAGGGTCCGTCATGTTGCTCCTGTTTATTTTGGCCTT